GGGCGTAATCCGAATAAACGGACGGACTAATTAAGATTCCTTATGGTAAAAGGAAACCCCAATTAGAGGAGAGGTACCATTTTTTGGAACAAATTTTCCTCCAAGAAGTGCTGCACCCTGTTTTAACAGGAGCTGTCGTTCCGGAGTCTTATGCTCCACGATACTCCAAATTCCATCCTCACCTAAATGAGGTTCAACTTCAATAGGACGTAATGTTTTAACGAAGTTGAATAACTTGGTAGTGGTCGGCCGATAAGGTTTCTTATCGGATTCGATCTTACCTAACTCTTTAAAGGTTAGACCCTGTAATATAGAGCTCAGCCTGTCAAAAACAGTTTCAAGCTGATACATCTGTACTACTTTTTGCTCCATTTCGGAGGACTTAGTAACCATCGGACCCAGGATCTTTTTGATCTCGGTATCCAATTGGCTAGGTCTTTGTTCAAGGACAAAAGGCAACGAATTGACCAGACGCATACACTTAGCATAAATCCATTTACTAGTGATAAGTTCTAAATTTTCATCTAGATCTTTATCATTTCTGTATTTGAATGAATTGCCTCGTGTGTTGTCGGCTATCATGTCAATGGAACACTCGTACCCAACTAAAGCAACGTTTTGAAACAGATGTTTCATACGTTCCTGTATGAGGGGTAAGAGTAAACAAATTTCCGTTATGAGAAAAGAATTCTTTAAAGTTTCTATATCCTTTTTGGATAATAGAGATAAGATTGGATCTCCTGTAATAAAATTTAGGAAATCTTTTCTTATTGAATACTTTAAAGTTTTCATCCCTTCTCTTAGGGGGAAGAATAAGGTTAGTAAGTAGAAAGATCTGAGTTGATCATCATAAGTGGTTAACTTACATGATTTTAAGATCTTTCTAATGGGAAAGTAATTTATGTTTCTTTCCTCCAAATGTCTAGCTAATTCTGGAATGTCTAAAACATTCTTAGAAATGGCTCTACATATATTGGCGGAAATTCTAGAAACATCTTTACCATAATTTAAGTTACGCGAAACATATTCTCCACAAAGGTTTTCCGATGTGGATTGTTTCGTTTTACTTTCATTAATTTCCATGCCTAATTCTTTTGTATAACAATGATGAATTTTCATTTTAGGATCATAACACCATAGGTCATCTCCTACTTTATTAAAGAGGAGATTACCAGCATCTCTAAACTTAAAGATGTTGATGTTATAGTCCCTTTTATAAATAAATGAAAGGACAAACATGTCCGTCAACATTGCTATATCAAAGGAACCGGCCGTACCCATACCTTGTCCAGTACCGTATTTCACGGTACCTTTTCTTCCTTTAACTTCCCAATCACATGTCACTACAAGATCATACCAAGATTGAGCTAATTCGAAAGAATATAACTCTTCTAGCATGATCTTTTGTAATGATGAAGGAAATGCATCTGTCCAAGAAGTTATATCGTAGGATTTTATACCTACTTTAATACTCTTTTTAAGACGTTCAAATCCTTCAGCATGTGATTTGGAAGAAGAAAATTTGTTAAAGTGTTTCTCAGTTAAGTATTTCACATCATTCATTAAGGGAAATAATGCAATTTGGGTCCAATAGTCACTAATAGCGACTAATCGGGCTTTATTTGCTTTATCCTTAATAGATGTTATGTACCGTAATCTTATCTTTTCAATCTTCTCTTTTGATAACTTCTTATTATTATTTTTCTGAAGTTCAAAAACGAAGTTAGATAGATTTTGATTACCTGTTAAGTTACAAATGTCCATAAATGGTTTCCAAAGTTTGCTTTTATAGATAGCAATAGCTTCTATATCAGCAGTTTTAAACTTTGGTTCCCCATTAGGACCATTTCTAACGAATTTCTCAGTGGGCTCCGTGATTAGATCAGGGGAATGTTGATATTTACTATCAACTTTCCATTGTCTAATATAATAACGGAAATCCAAAAGAAATTTTTCTGGTACATTGTGAACCTTGACAACATTTGTAAGATCTATTTCAGAATAATCTGCAACTAATCTATTTATATAGAATATGGAGCGAATTGTTCTGTCTGAAATCTCACATCTGTTATTTACTACATTGGTATAGAGAGTTAACATTTTATAAAGTTTAGAAGGAAATTTGAATTTTTGAGAAACTGCCATAAATGGTGGATTTTCAACATTTCCATTTCCTTCTAGAATGTTAATTACGTATAAACGTATGGTATTAAATCTTTTTGTACCATCCTTTATACCATGATCTCGAATTAATTGATTATGCAAGTCTACGACTTGAGTAATAATTTCTTCAATTGGATATGTTAGGTCTAATAGACTAACATAATCCTGTAGTAAAGTGATAAACACTTTGGGTATCTTTTTGATGGTACCAAACTTGTCTAGATTTCTATCTATTTTATTTATAAGCTTTCGCTTATAATTATTATTAGAAAGATATCTTCTCGACAATTTTGGAACCTGTGTCACCACAGGCCCGTTAGGACTGACGATTTTACAGTTCTGATGGGGATTATGTGATACCCCTTTTAAAATAGTTACTCCGTTATGGAGGAAGCTTTTGCTTCTAACATTTCTGTTTATATTATTTTTTATAGAGGTTTTCATAATCACTATCAAACCGGATCCCCCATTGACAAAATATGGTTCGTTGTCGGGGTGACG